AAGCTGGTCAGAACGAAGTAAATAATGCAATTATCAATCGGTTAGAAACCATTGAAGACAGTTTTAAATCCTATGCTGATAACCAAGATAATAGGTGGCAAAGTTTAAGCTTAGACCTTACCTCTAGAACCGAGAATAGGTACACCACTGAGGATGCTAATAGAGATCATGTAAACGCTGAACTGGAGCGTGAAACTGAAGACCTTAAGCTTAAGATATGGGTAATGGAGAATTATACCCCTAAAAAGCAAGAGTAGTTCTTCCAAAAACTTCGGAGCACTTCTTCCAAAAACTTTGGATGGCTCATTTTTAAATTCCCTTCCCTCTTTTCTGATCCCAAAAACTCTGGATCACTCCTTTTAATTTCACTCCCAAAAACTCTGGTGGGGTTCTTCCAAAAACTCTGGTGGGGTGATTTTCAGAGCCTCCGCACATGCTTTGCATATATGTATGGTATATATCGCACATGTACACTCAAAACCAGCTTAAAACAGGTTTAAAAGCATATTAAGCACTGACAAATTGCCATATAAAATAAATGTTTTGTGATTTGACAAAGTTTCTATTTGTTGTATAATTGGGGAGCATTAACAACAAATAAACAACAAGGTTAAAATTATGAAATCAGTATTTAGTAGCAATTCGGAAACAATTCACATATACGCACAACAAAACCACCCCGAAGGACGCTCAACGGGTGGAAACGTCTTCTTTTATGGGTCTAAACTCTATTCTTATGGCTATCATTATTTGCTAGCTGAGTTTATCGATCCCAATACGGTCGTAATTAATGACAAAGGGTATTCAAATAGTACCTCAAAGCACATTAATATAGCTCAAAGCGCCTTAAGTCAGTATAAAATATTTTATACAACCCGAACAGATTTAGAATATGTAGCAAGTGAAGTACGGTACAACCTTAAGAAACTAGCAAAGGCACGAAAGCCAGAAATATATATAAACAATATTTTAAGCCTTTGGAGGTCGCTTAATGAGTTTATTGATTATAGAGGCTTAAAGGTAAAGCGCTCTAAAGACTACTTAGAAATTAAAAGAGCTGTAGAGGCTATTGAGGACAGCCCCGAAAATTATAAAGAAAAGCTTCAAAAGCTCGCAAAAGAAAAGGAAGCTAAAGCAAAGAGAAAAGCTAAAAAAGAGCTTAAAGAGAAGCTTCAAAAGTTCCTTAATTATAAAATACATTCTTTCCGAGTTAATGGAATGAACGACTTTTTAAGGGTCAGTAAAGACGGTGAAAGCGTGGAAACCTCTCAAGGGGTCAGAGTGCCAATAAAAGAAGCTAAAATACTTTACAGGCTTATAAAGGCTGGCAAAGATATCAAAGGCTTTAAAATTAGTCATTATACAGTTATTTCGATTAATGGCGTTTTAAAAATTGGCTGTCATGATATTGACACTGACTCAGTACAAAAGGTCGGAGAGGCTATAATTTAAACGAAAAGAGCCCCGTATTAATGGGGCTCTAATCTTAGCAATTAACAACCCCTAAAGGTTATTAAATCAAATTTAATCAAAATATCGACAAAATGAACTTAATTTTCGAATACCTAAACAAAGAGCAAAGAAGCCTAAAATGGCTTTGTGACAGGTTAAAAATGCCTTATTACCGCTTTTACAATATGAAAGACCTTTCAAATACTGACCTTTTAAGCAAGCTGACCATAAAAGAAGCCGAAAAGCTTAAAGAATTAATACCAAACATAGAAACGAGGTTGAAAAATGAATGAATTTACAACCCAAAGACTTAAAGAAGCCCTTAAAGAAGGTAAAGAAATAATGAAAGCTCTTTCGATAGCGTCCGCAATTTTTTACAATACCGAATACAACTCGATCGGGGCTAAAATACACTTGATAGAAATGGAACTACAAAAGAGGGGGTTAAAATGATTTTTTATAGAGTAAACAATCCCGAAGACTTGCAAATAATCAACCCTTTAAATAATTGGATTTTTATTAATGGTGAATTATACACTCAAAAAGAGCTTAATAAGCTAAATGTAAGTAAGTTTATTAAGTGTTTTGATAGTTACGACCTAAAGACAAAGAAAGTGCCTATAAAGCACGTTTTTAAAAAGGTTGAGATAAGCAAATTTAACACTTACTGGTTTTTTGGTGCTAGGTTCGAAAAGAGTGTTTAAAATACTAACCTTGTTAATTAATTAACTTAAAATTAGCTTTATCCTAAAAAGATAAGGCTTTTTTTATGTTTTGCAATCAATGTGACGGGTACAACCCAATAGAGTGCTTAAAATACCATTGTCCGAGAGTGGGAACTAAACCCCCACCCGTACCCACTGTGAGAACTTCAGATGTAAAGCAAAGAGAACTAAAAAGAGTAAAGCAATATAAAGCCCCCCTGCGAATACGACCAAAGAGAAAACACCCAAACATTAGAAAGTTAATTAGAAAGATCAGTTTGCCTAAAATAATTAGCTATATTGTACAGAATTCCTTATATTCACCTAAGAAACTAATTTTTTATACTATGCTATCAACATTTTTTAACTGGTTTAAACAAAGAGCAAAAGAACCTTCTACCTATCAAGGGTTAACCGCTTTATTAGGTGTAATTGGATTCACATTAACCCCCGAATTATGGGAGGCTATTACATCAACTGTAGTGGGTATTATATCTTTGATCCAAGTGATTAAAAAAGAGCGTTTAGAGAATGCCGAAAAGTAAAGGAACGCCCCACCCGTTAATGGTAGCCCTTAATGAGTGTCTAAATAATAGAGGCTATACATTAAAGGAAGTGGCTGAGCAAATACACTCTTTATTTATTGAGAGTGATAAAAGCCCCTCAAATTACTACCAGCGCCTTTATAAGTTGAGCACGGGAGAGTTAACCACATTAACAGACAAAGAGGCTCAATCAATTAAGCATATAACCAAAGTATTAAACAACCCCTTCAAAATAGCCCACACCGTACAGAGTGTACCTAATATAAAGGGCAAACTATCTCAAGTAAGTAAAGCAATCGACAGCCGTATATATAATCCCCACTCAATAGGCTTAATACTAAAGGAACTCAATAAGCTATCAACCCTATCTATAGACTAAGCACATACACCATAGAACACATTAACGGTATATAGTCAACACATTAAAGCACTAACATATTAAAGAGCCTTAGAACTCAAATATGAAAGCCCCTCCCAGTATATAGAGTGCTCAACAACCCCAGCCACATAAGCAACCCACATACACCCAAAGAGTAAAGAAGTATAAAAAAGGGGACAGGGGGAGAAATGCGTCTTTAAAAGGGCGGTCGCTCTCAATCCTTTTAAATAGCCGTTCCCATTCTCACCCCGATTTACTGACAGGCTGTCAAAATACTTCTTATTATTTGCTTAATATATAATAATACATTCTAAACAGCCTTAAAGACACTTTAAAGAGCGATTTCGTCTCCTTATAATTAACATTATGTAAAGCTGAGGACAGGGGGCTACCTTTCAAACAGCACCCAAACCCCTGATTGCACCCCCACACACTCTACACAAAAAAAAACTGAAAAAGTGTTTTCTCGGTCAGTTTGTTACTAAACGCTGTTTTTTGTTGTTGAATTGTTGTATATTCTTCTTAGCAAATCTAATTTAACCTCTGATGAAATAGTGGAACGTATAGTAACGTGGATGGAGAACAAGGCGAAAGGGTCTAGTGGGTCTAAGCCATCGATAGGTATTATGAAGTGTTGCCAGAATTGGAGGAAGGACGGCTCTAATGAGAAAGCTATTTTAGAGTGGGTCATATATGGTCAGGGTCAAACGATGTGTCCGAAGTATATTTATAAGATAGCTGAGGGGCTTCTCTGATGGAGATACCTTTACAGACTAAGGTGGAGGTTATACGTCATGCTGAGAAGTATGGTAATAAGGCGGACACTGCTCGTAAGTTTGATATTTCACGAAAGACGGTTACGAACTGGTGTAAGGATAAGGAGGCGATCATGGAGGCGTATGAGTCTCAGATTGTCAACCCTAGTCCGTTGGAGGTGTTACCTTCGGCAAATGAGTCTTTAGAGGTTGTACACCAGAAGGTAGGGGAGTATTTAGAGCGTTTACTGTCGTTGGATGATTTAGAGCAACGAAAGAGGGTGTATGTGGCTGGTGTGGAGAAGGTCATGTGGGATTTTCTTGATTTGTTGGATCGCTCGGATAAGACTAAGATGCGACCGAATGATATTATTAAGGCTATGAAGGAGGCGAATGAGGTTCGAGAAAAATTAGCTGGCGAACCTTCGGTTATTATAGAGTACAGAGCTAAGTTTCAGGTTGATGTATTAAAGGTGCTCCAAGATATTGCTCCAGATATTATTGAAGAATTTGTAACGAGAATGGAAATGCTAGAAGAGGCAGAGTTTTCAGAAATCTAAACCAACTAATAAAGTAATGATAAATACCAGTGATTCGGCAAATGTCGTAAGTAGAGAGTTAAGAAAGCAAAAATGTGTTTTAGCTGTTTATAATGAGGACAAAAACGCTTATGAGCTCTTAGATTTCAAGGATCAAGACACATTATCTAAGTTCATTATGGAGAATGGGGTTTCTGAGAAATTCAGAGTGTTTATTGCTGAAGCAGAGGTACATCTAGGGCTTAAGCTATGAATTGGATAAACCTTTCATTATTAGACCCAGAGTTAGTGCTGAATATTGTAATACCGATAATACTCACAATATTTTCTATAGGTATGTGGTTTATGCACTATGACTTGGGTAAGAGTTGCCCTACCAAATATGAGAAGAAGGTAAGGAATAAGCCGTATAGTACCTTTTTGGTTCACTTATCGCCCCTTCTAATTTACCCCCTACTTCCGTTCTGGAAGATTATCCTTTTAACTATTATCGGGTATGGGCTTGTACATTTTGCCAGTGGGTTATATAACGAAATAAAGGAAACACTATGAGTAAAGTAATAAATCAACTTATAAGTAACGCAAAAGTACGATCGGTAAGTGTAAATCATGACCTATCGAAGCTACCAGAGATGGGTGTACTGATCTTTAAAGATGTAGAGCTTCAGGAGTTAATAAAGTTGATTCGAGTAGAGGCGGTAGAAGAGTTTATGAATGACCTAATTAAAGAGGCAAAACCATGAGTCTTTTATATAATAAGAAGCATAAAAAAATCGACACCTTTATATTTAATATTAATAGTGGTGGAGAGGATTTAGTAAAAGAGACAGGAGAGGTAAGTATCATTTTCCTTAATGGTAAGTTTGACCAATGTAATTTTCCCTTCACTGGTCACTATACAAGAAATGGTTTTAGGATTTTAGCTGAGATCAACGATAAGATTTCCGAACTAGAAGAAGAATTAAAACCAAGAAAATGAGAGAAATAAAATTTAGAGGGCTTAACCGTTACAAAAAATGGCACTATGGGTATTTTTGGGTACAAAATGGAAGAGGTATAGATGGCGCTAAATCATTCAGTGTGAATTTTATAATCGAAGGTGGTAGTTCTCAAATAGTACTCCCTGAAACGGTAGGTCAATACACAGGTTTAAAAGATATAAACGGTGTAGAGATTTATGAAGGTGATATATGTAAATCATCAAGAGGGCAAGAAGGGGAAGTTATTTTTAAAGAAGGTAGATTCGTTACTTGGTGGTTACCTTCACGAATTTGGCAATTAGAAAACGCAGAAGTAATAGGAAACATTCACGAAGGAGCTAACCCTTGAGCTGGAAGGATGCTAAAATACAAATCATGGGTAAAACTATACCCGATGATACCTTAGAGCTCAGAAACTCATTCATTGAGAATTGTATGACTGATGAGTGGGGAAATAAGGTGAAGCAAGCCGAGCTACACTTAGAAATTCAAGGCACATTATTTAGATGGGATCAAGAGGGGTATCGTGAGGCAATGATAAGTGCCCCATTTGGTGGTGGTAAATCTCAACAGCTCCCAATCGGTTTAGGAACTTATTTTCAGACTAGGGTGCATGAAGAATCTCAACTTATTGTAACAGCCTCTCCTAAATTAAGCATTAAACGTATTAAGAGTATTCGGGCAATGGTTGATAGTGAGGAATACGAGCGCTGGTGTATCTATCATCACATGGAGCGACTTATATACGCTAAAGAAGATAGCGGTAGCTCAGAGTCTATTACCTTTAAGAGTAAAAACCGTACAGGAAACCCAAGCTTTGAGGCTAGTGGTATTGACTCTGGTGGAACAGGGCAGAGAGCGTGGAGATTATGGGGGGATGATACGGCTGATAAGAAAGATTTTGGCAGTGAGGCTACTCGTAAATCACGACATAACTCATGGACTAAAACATGGAGTCCTAGAGTGTATGATGGTGGTTATACATATATTATTCGCACCCCTTATCACCCAGAAGATACTAATGAGAAACTCATCAAGAGTGGCATCTTTAATCACCTAGAAATTGCTGTTCGTGAAGATAAAACAGGTTACGATGTACGAGAGTATAAAGCTGACCCAGATTTTAAGCTAGTTCGGGAAGAAATAATACCGTTATGGCTTAGAAATCATTCAGTGACTAAGCTAGAGAAAGCCGAAGCCGAAGATTATACAGGCTACCAATTAGGGTACTGTATGAAGAAAGAGGTGCAAAACCCACAACTAAGTACCTATTTAGGGTTTTCGTCAGCAGAATACCCAGAAGGTAATGTATCTGACTGCTTTTTTGATGATATGTGTGGTAATCCATTGGTGCTAACTTGTGATTTCAACGTAAATCCTATGAGTTGGGTTTTAGGGCAAAAGCAAGGGGATAATTATGTGGTTCTTATTGAGTGTATTGGTGAAAATGTAACAACAGAAAATCATGCGAATAAAGTAGCACAAATTATCCTAGATGAAGGGCATACCCATGTTGAGTTAAGGGGTGATGGTACAAGTAATCAAGGGGGTAAAAGATATGGTCGTTCTGGGGAGAATGATTGGACAGTGTTATGTAAGGTGCTGGAGAATTACGGAATTACCTATACAAAGAAGGTAAAGCGGTCAAATCCAGCCAGAGATGAGCGAGTTAAGGTAGTAAGTAATGTTATCTACAGTGAGTTAAGCGGTGTGCCAGAGCGACATCTTATTATTGACCGATCGTGTACGACTGTTATTGAAGATTATAAGTTTTCAGTGCGAGATGATAATGAGCTTAAGAAGAAGAAACAAGGAAAAAGAGGTCATGTATCGGACGCTGTTGACTATTGGGTGTATGGTGATAAAAAAGGAAGAAAAACTAGAATACTTATCTAATGAAAAATAATGAATTAAACCAAGCTATTGAAATCGGGCAACGTGAAGCTGGATTTCAAACAGCTCTTAAGCAAGCTAAAATGGGAGCTTTACCTCAGAGAGTAGGGCAAATTATTACCCTTGAGCAGTTCTATGAGATAGCAAGTGCTACTGCGGTATATATGAGAAAGCATGGGTACGCAAAATATGTTTCTTGTATGAACAACTGGAGGAATGGTTTACGAGGTGAAGACCTTAAAAACCTACGTTAATCCTAATAAATATAGATTTATCAACCTTGACACTTTAATAAATTAGTCAATATATTTCTTTAAACTAATTAAATTATGTTTAAACCCTCCCAGATTCCAGAGCCAAGCCTTAAAGACATTAAAGATATAATAGCCAAAGGGACTACCCATGCTAATTATACAAAAACCGTTCGTAGAGCTAGGCTTATGAATGCTTGGTATGGTGCTACAGAAGGTTTTGATGGTGATAATGATTTAAAGAGAGAAATAATCAGAAAATCACCCGTTGAAAGTAACGATGATTACGATTATCGGTTAAAGAACTTCGATATCCTCCCTTTCGAGCATAAATTCATTCAAGGACAGCAAAGAATCTACGATGATAGTAATGTTAGTCGTTCTTATGATAATGAAGAGTTCTGGAAGGAGAAGGAAAAGTATTTTGATGATTGTGGAGACGATATTACAACCTTTTTTGAAGATAAAGTCCTTCCTGTCCATGAAGTTCAGGGGTTTGGGGGCATAGGACTCGACATTGCAACGGATCTAAAAGGAGAGACTATCAGTGTTGACGGTAAAGCCGTTCCATATCCTTATGTGATCCAAGCTCATGAACTACAGTATTACGAAACATGGTACGGGCATTTAACTCTTGTAGTGACTAGGGTAAAAAAGGGAGACTCAGAAGAATACAGAGCGCTTACTCCAAAACACATTTATGTCTTCAAGACAAAGGATGCAACCCCTGTAGTTATTAAGCATCAATTTGGTGAAACGCCTTTTGTAATAATTAAGGGTGCTCCAGATATTGAAAGCGGATTTAAGGTAGGTTTACCGAGAAGGTTTGCCGTTTCTGGGGTATATCAGTTAGTATGTGAGCTATTGTACGATTTAAAAATGGCTACATTATACTTTGGACACCCCGTACCTTACATGCACGTTGACGATCTAAAAGCGATTGCTGGTGTATTAGATTCTGAGGGTAAAGTAGATAATAATAAAGTTCGAGCTAAAGTAGGTAGAGTTGGGGTGTACTCAGGTGATGAGCCTCCAAAAGACTTATTCCTACAAGCCGAAATGAATGGACTTCAGCACATCTCAGAAACCATATTTGAAAAACTTATTCCTCTTATTTATCAAATGGTTTCTGTTCGGGATAAATCAAAGGTGGTACATAACGCCTCTGGTAGAAGTAAGCAATTTGACTCTGTGGAAGAACAGGCGTTGCTTTCTCAAACTGCATCTGACTTAGAGAAGGTAGAAAAAGCAGTATTTAGGCTCATGTATAAGGTTCGTGGAGAGAAGGGAGAGCCTACCATTATATATAACAAGCATCATGACCTCAGAACGGCTGATGAGGTATTTACTCAGTTTACAGAGCTTTTACAGTATGGCAAGACTACAGACAATAGGGTACTTGCCCCAACTGAGATGATTAAGTTTATGATCCTTGATTATGTAAACAAATTAAATGTCCCAGAAGAGACTAAGGGAAAGATTAAGAACGAGCTTACCAATTTTTACGAATCTATTAAAATAGAGCCTATCGATCCAGTCGATCCGATCGACCCAAAGGATGGAGAGGGTGCAATTAACCCAAAAGTAATACAGGAATAAATGTCAGATTCACCATTTAAGGTTTTTGAAACCGAAGAGGATTTTAACGATTTCAAAAGCAAGAATATCAGATTTGGATATAACCAGCACAAAGATTCTTTTCTTAAAAGTATAGGTAAAGAATTAGGTAAAGACTTTGACTCTGTAGAGAGTTTAGTCTCTGAGTTCAGCGAATTGAACGAAAAAATTAGCGAGGGTATTTCAGACCCGACAGCAACCCCAGAATATAAAGCGCTACAGGATAAGTTGAGTCAGGAGCGTAAGGCAAAAGAAGATGCTATCAGTAAAGCTACTGAGATTGATAATAGATATAAATTCGATAGCTCTTGGGGAGAGGCGGTTGCTGATCTTACAAAGACTGGCGAGTTTACTATTCCTCAAGACAAGGTGAAGCAGTTATTTAATCTGGATCATGAAGTATCTTTCGAGAACGGTAAAGCTGTTGTGAAGGATAAAAACGGAATGATTATTACTGATAAGGATAGTAACCCTATTGCTTTAAATGAAGCTGTAGCTGAATACTCTAAAGGGTTTATCAAGACTACGGCTCAAGGTTCTGGTGGAGGTAGTGGGGATGGATTTACCACTGAGAAGCCTAGTTTTGCAGACTTTAAGAATGCCACTAAAGCTGGCAGATACGGTTTAATGGATGAGTTACAAGGAAAGGCAAAGGAAGCTGGTGGCTGGGCTGAACCAGATGCCCCTAAAATTTCCTAACCTTGACATGGTGTTTTAAGTAGTTTAACTTAACTATTAAGTAAGATAATGAAAAAATCCTAAATTATTTAGGTAGGGAAGGTCAGCCAAGACCCGAAACTGGCGAGTTAATACCCCTCAAAGTCATTAACCATTAGGTCATGTAAAGACCCGAAAACGACTAATTTAAAATAAAACTCGTTTAGGAAAAAAATGATTAATTCAAACTTTGATATACTCGAACAATCGTCTTGGAACTCGCTTTTGCTTGCCAATGACTTCGCTATTCGACCAGCCGTAGCAAATGCAAACACCAATATTGAAGGTGTTGAAATTGCTGGACAAGTTGCTGGACGTAACAAAATTGTAAAAGTACCTAGAGCCGTAAAAATTACGGGTGACGCTAGAGAATACTCAGGAACATATACACAAGACGTTCCTGACTTCACTAATGAGCAACTCTCTATGGACGATATTTATTACCGTTCATTTAATATTGACAAATGGGACTCAAGTTTCTCATTCGTTGATTTTGTAGGTGGTACTATTAAGCCATACATGGAAAATGTAATTGACACTATTGAGAGTGCTCAAGTTAAGCGTGAGCTTGACCGTTTCAATTCTGCTGTGGTTGACCTTAATACTACTCCAACAGTAATGAATGTGGAAGATATTCGTTTCATGCGAAAAACTCTTCTTAAGAGAGGTCTTGTAAACCCAAGCTCTATTAAAGCTGGTCTTATTGACCCAGATGCAGAGTTCGATCTTAACGGTCTTTCTCTATTTAATGACGCTTCTCAGCGTGGTAATTCAGATGTTCAGATTGAAGGAGCTATGGGTAAAGCTTTTGGCTTTAACTTTATGCTTGGTCATAACACTCGTACAGTTTCTACCGATTCTGCTACTGGTGACGCTGTTGTAGCTGGTGCTCACAGTGTTGGTGATACTACTATCACTATCGATGATGGTTCTGGTGGAGCTTCTGATACTACTCTTGCTAACGGAGATGTAATCTATTTTGGTACTGCTTCTGGAAGAGACAACTGGTATGTAGTTGATTCTGTGAATGCTGGTAAGACAGAAATCACATTAAAAGAGCCATTACGTTATGCTCTTACTGACAACGATGCCATTACTGGTGTTGCTGGTGATTGTCAGTATTTCTACGATACTAGCTCTATTGCATTAGTGACTGCGATTCCTCAAGAGTCAGCAGTAATGAGAGCAAGTGGAGCTACAAGAATTCCGTTCTATGAGCCAGTAAACAAGATTAATTTCTTGATTACGATTGAAGGTAATACCTCTGGTGGATTAGTAACTATCGAGACTTTAGTTGGAGCGAAAAACTTCCAACCATCTCGTGGTGCTAGATACATCAAAGGAACAGCAGATAAAGCTTAATTTAAAGGGAGGGCTTCGGCTCTCCCTATTAATTATGGCGTGGGCTAATATAACGATAGCGAGAAGCGACATTGATGCTTTAGAGGGTCAAGCCTTTAAAGATAATGCGTATGCCTCAGATTTAGCTCTGGGTGCTCATGATGATGATAAGCTTATACTAGCTAAGACTCAGTTAGAAGACGATATAATTAGTAAGGACGATGATAACGATTATACAGAGTCGGAATTACTAGAAGCGTATGCAGATGCAGACGATAGAAACCTTCTTAAAAGAGCATTAGTATATAAGTTTTTGCACATGTGGTTCTTAGATGATACCACAAGCTCTGATTCGCTTACCGCAAAGAAAGCCTCGTACTACGAAAGGAAGTACATTAAGGCATTGGCGCTTGCAACTAACAATGTTAGAAGTAAGCTTACTGTACCTAAGAACAATAAACAATATCAGTTTATACGATGAAATCATTAGGTGAGCAATTTATGAACATCATGAAGAGTAAATCAGATGATTTACCGATGGATCGTATTGCTCAAGTATATGTTGATAAAACCCTTGATGATACTCTTTCGGGAGAAGACCCAAGCGGTGTTGAGTTTATAGGTTATGCCCCAAGTACAGCTAAGAAGAAAGGAAGAACCTCTCCTGTAACAATGAGAGATAAAGACCTTTCAATGGAAGGACTCGATTTCCAATTAACCGATGATGAAGCACAACTCTTCTTCCCAGAAAAGGGGGACATATTTGATATGCACCAGAGGGGAACTGCTAGAGGGGGGAATGTAAGAAGAATATTCCCTGAAGAGGTAGATCATCAAAGTGCAAATATGGAGAACAGTTATGAAAAAGTAGGACGTATTCTGGAGGAACATTTCAATGCCTAGTAGTGGATCATTATTTACCGCTTTAGAATCTAGCTTAGAAAGTGCCACTGGAGAGGTTGCAACTATATCGGCTCATTCAGGGCTAGAGTTAGCAAAGGAAGCTACGATACAGGATTCGTACTTCATTAAGATCGTTAATTCAAGACCTGACATTTATACTGGACAGCATATTGCTGAGAACGAAATTTTCGCTCTGGAAATAATGACGTTTGTAAAAACAACGGATTCATTTTCAGACAAGTTGAACAAATACCAAAAGATGTTATCCATGAGTGATAAGGTAAAGAGCTGGGCTGTTTCAGCCACTCATACCGCTTATGCAGATTGGGTTAAGTATTTAGGTATTAGTAGAGTAGATGATGATAAACAAGGATTTTACGCAATTATACAGCGTATCGAATTTGAAACAACAATCCCATTAGGGTAAAATAAATAAAGCCATGAAGTTCTTACCAAAAACAGCCACAATCTCTGACGCTGGCGGTACAGCCAACTCAGCCGTTATATCAGGACTCATAACTGAAGGAATAGAGTATTCCTTTGAAGATGAGCGTAAAAATATTGAAGACAATCAGTCTGTCCGTATCTCATTCAAGGGTATGGTTAAGTTTACAACAGCTAACCTTACTTTTGACGGTGGTGCTAGTGTTATTCTTGATGATTCAAGAGTGTATTCAGACCCAGCGACAGATACATTGACAAAATCTCGATTGGTATTAAGTGACGGCACAAGAGCCATTACTATTGACCAAGTTTACCTTAACGGTGAAGATAAGATTTTATCAACGGGTGAATGGGGTTTAATGCTAGACTGCGGACGAGAAGACGTTTCTGCGGTGATTAGCTATGCCTAAAATTGAATTACATAAGGTAGGGGTAATTGACCCTAGCTCATTAACCGACACTGTTGTATTCTCGACTATGTTAGAGGGAGGGGAGTTTGCCACTCGCTCTTTCATAGAAACAGAAGATGATCCTATAGTTATCGAAGATGGACAACCTATTAAGGAGTTCCATACTCGTAAACTTACCGTAGGTGGAGTACCTAATTCAGCCGTTCAGACTCAGTTAGATACATTTGTTACCAATAAGACTAAAGTTACCATTGTAGGTAAGGGTCTTAAGGATAATGTTATCATTGAAAACGCTTTATTAAGCTACTTAGAAAGTAGAACTGGTCATGCTTCATTCCAGATACAGTCTTCAAGGTCTGGACGGAAAGGGTATGATGAGAATGGAAAGCTTGATACTGAATTTATGGTCAGTAAAAACTTACTTGCTATGCACAAGTGGCAAGAGGGGTCTGTTGCTGGACTGGCTTCTGGCTGGAATAAAAGTGGTGGAGCGACCTCTTGGAGCGATGTAAGTGAACAGCAGACATTTAGTACCTCTGGCGCTACTGTTGTTTACTGGTATAGAGACTTATACGTTCCTCATTTGGCTGGTGAAGAAGTGACGTTCTCTATAGTTGCTGGAGGATTAACAACCTCTACTACAGGGATTACTATAGGGATTGTTGCATACGATGAGGCTGGATCGACCATTGGTAGTGAAAGCACGGCAAGCGCTGATACGGCTGGGCTAAAGTCTGTTACAAGGACTCTTCCAGCGACCACGAACTCTATACGGGTTCGAGTAAAAATCGGACAGGATGATTCAATACCTATTGAAGCACCTCGTCTTAATTTAGGAACATCAACCACTTATAACGCACGATGAAATTTAATTCATTAAATGGTCATTCATTCCAATTAAAACCTAAATCTCTTCTTGCTAGAAAGATTGATAAAGAGCTTAAAGAAGAGATGAAAGCATGGCATGAGAGGGTTAATAAGAAGTACATGGATTTTGTGGAGAAGCACAAGAAACAGTACGAAAAAGCCTTATTAAAAGATGATTACACGTTACTTCCAGCAAATATACCTGAAAGTAAAGAGTGGTTAGATGATCCAGAGTTCAGAGCTGTCCGATTTAAGAAAATGGCAATGGCTTCAATGGAGTTTGATGAACCTGTTCCTGAATCTCTTTGGGCTTCCGATGAACTTCAATATGGGGTCATTGAGCTTGCTTGGGATTTTTTTACGGGGGAGCGTCCAATACCGATAGAGAGTATATCAATCAGATAGCTAATGTAAATCGGCTTGGCGCTCCACAAGAATTATTGACAAATATAAACCTTGAATGGGCTGTAGCTCTTAGGTTAAGTAGCTACAATCCCGTTGAGGCAAAGAAGATATTAAATGAAGTAACCTTTAAAGACTTGTACGAAGCATATTTAGTATATGCTTTTGACACATTCCCCGATGCCTGACTTATATCTAAATATTAAAGCCGATGTTGACCCGAAAACGATTGCAGATGTAAGCCGTAAACTGGATGAATTACAGAAGAAATTTGAGGCTTCTGCTGGTGGTAGCGGTGGTGATGGTAAGTCAGATAGTAAGGTTAAAAAAGAAACAGAGGCTCTTAAGAAGCTTAATATTGAATTTAAGCGAAAGCTTACCTTAAATGAGGTTCAGTTCCGTCAAGGTAAACTATCAAAGGAGCAAGCCTTACAGAATGCTAAAGCCATTGAGAAACAAGCAATGGAGCAAGGGGTTTTAACTAATCAAACCCTTAAAGGCGTTCAGGCACAAAAAACTGCATACCTATCTCAGCAGAGAATACAAGCTGGGTTTAAAGGTATGGCAAGCACTTCTCAGACTGCTAACCAGTCTCTTGTAAATTTAGGTAGGATCGTACAGGATTTACCTTTCGGGTTCTTAGGTATATCCAACAACATTGATCCTATGTTATCATCGTTCAGGAAGCTATCGGAAGAGTCTGGTGGTACATGGGGTGCGATAAAGAAATTAGGAGGCTCAATACTTGGTGGTGGTGGTCTTATTTTTGCACTTGGTTCATTATTACCAACATTAATGTTGGTTTCTCAGATGGGCTTCAATATGTTCAAGAAGTCTGCTAAATCAGCTAGAGTTGAGGTAAAAGATGTTATTTCGGCACTAGGAGAGTTAAGGGACTTTGGTACATTCTCCTTCTTAGATCGAGATAAGATTGAGCGAGAAATTGATACTATAAAAGATATTCGTCCAGCTTTAGATGAGATTGTAAAAGCTAGAAAGGCTTATGATGCTCAAATAGGTGACACAAGTAGAAAGAGGTTTTTAAGCGGTGCTGAAGATGAAAGGATAGCATTAGAAACCCTTGAGAAGCAATACGGATTTACCTTTAAGGAAGCTAAAGCCCTTATTAAGATTCAGGGCGAGTTAGCTGATAAGTTAGAGCAAGTGAACGCTGTTTCTTCATTTGCTAGTTTAGCTAAGTATCGAGAAGAGATAGAGAAGAGTGTTGACCGAACTAAGCTTATGACCTCTTCGGGTCTTGAGACTAAAGAAACACTGGAGACTTTTGCAGAGATATATTTTAAACAAGCTAGAGCGCTAAAGGAATTAGGGTTAGAAACTGACGAGCAAAGAGTTAAATATGAGATTTTAACTAAAGCTGGTAGGGAGTTAATGGGGGCTTATGAGCAGTACCCTGAAGCTGTCCAGACATGGAAGAATAGTAATAATGAAGTAGGAACTGGTCTTGATCGCTTAAAAGAGAAATGGGCTCAAGCAAAACAGAAAGCAGATGAGTATAGAGAAGCTCAAGCTAAAGCTATAAAAGACCTCCCTAAAGAGATTATACCCGACACTGATGATAAAGGGTTACAGCAAGCGTTTGAAGCTCAAGAAGCCTTAGTAAACTATCAATTACTTCAGACTGAAGGACTTGCTCAGAAGAAAATTCAGATAGAGAACAAGTATAAGAATAAGATTCTGTCTTTAGGTAAACAAGCTCTACTTGATAAAGACCTTTTAGCACAGCTTGAGTTAAACAAAAAGCAAGAGATTGAGAACGCTAAAACCGCTATTGAAGAAGAGGAAGCTCAAAAGAGAAAGCAGATACAGAGTACATTGGTAAATACTGGTTTTAACATGGCTAGTAACTTTGTTGGGGCTTTAATGCAGTTAAATCAGTCCCAAACCGATCAGACCGAGAAACAGGCAAGAGCCAAGTTTGATAAGCAAAAGAAGCTACAGAAAGCCTCTGCTGTAGTAGGTGGGGCTCAAGCGATTGTAAGACAATTTTCTGATTTACCTTTACCTTTTGCGATCCCAGCTTCGGCTATGGTTGCTGGTATTACCGCCTTACAAATTAAGGCAATCGATAATACAGAATTTGAAGGTGGAGGGAGTGCTCCGACTGGCGCTGGCGGTATAACAATTACCCCTGTAGAGGAAGGGTTTGCTCAAAATGGAGCACCTCAAAAGCCAGTATCTCAGAATGTTAATTTAACAGTAAACAATCAAACTACATTAGATCGGAAGGGTCTTTACTACATTACTAAACAAGGTGAAAGGGAATATAATAATCTACAAGTACAATGAGTTTCTCACCTCCATCCGCACCAGTAATAACTTTAGACTCTGGTGATATAGTCTTAAAGTCAGGTACGTTTCGTTTAAAAATGTATATAAAGACTATCGTAGGGTTTCAGAACTCTTATAGTTTAAACGTAGAGTCTTTAGAAGGGTACGAAGTTGATATGGATTTAGAGGCTGTAGGGGCAACTTCAGACTACGCTATCAACCTTCCAGAGTTTACATTTACAGTACGGGATAAGATTTCAGATGGGACAAACACTGATAATTTACTAGAGTTAATTGATAACCTAAATGTAAACGAGCTGATTGTATGTGAAATTACTTTTGGTTCTGGTGCGGATTTATTTTACACGACTAAAGATCAAGCTGAGTTTAGTTATAAAGACCGAAATCTTAAGTTTAAAGCACAGCATCCATTGAAATATGGACAGCTTTCTTATAATAAAACCTTTGATCTTACAAGTGTAAGAGAAGACGCTTCTATATCGGTTGTTTCAGACTGCGTTCAGGTATATAATTACATCGAAGAGTTCTTAAAGGTTTTAGGTAACTCAGTGACTCCGTACATCGATTCTAAGTTATATTTCAATAAGACCAGTCCAGTAAACTTAGATCACACCATTGCAATACCATTAGGTACAGTCACTCCATCTATAGATGCAAGCACCTCTATTATTCGAAGTATAGCCATTTCAGAAGGGGCAATCATTGGAAACATACTAGGTAATGCCTATTTCGTAAACAGGGCTTCTAAGGGAAATTCTGTAAGTATGACGGCTTCGGATTTCGAAGATTTTAATGTAGAAATAAATCATAAGAATATTAGAAACTTTGACATTAATCTTAGTTTTAATCCTAGTGCGGACGGTATTTTTGATAGCTCTGTTTTTAACGATCAAGGTAAGAACGATGTTGATGTTACCTTTACTACTCAGGCTGGTTATTATGTACAATGGAATGCGTCTAATTCCAGATGGGAACAACCTACGGACGATATTGATAATTACTTAAATTTAACTACTGGTATAGGTACAAATCCATCTAGAAGTAGCTATGTAATTACAGCTTACAAAAAATCACTAGGGGCTTCCGATGATGTATTTATAAGTGGAAAAATCAACGGGATCACTACAGTTCGTCCAGATCAGTACATGTCTATGGATGGTAGTATTCATCCTTTGGTAACAGGAAAAGATTACCGCTTTTCTTACATGAAGTTCGATCTAGTTGAGGATAGTATAGAGTTTGAGGCATACGAGATATGATTAGAGTGTACGCAAATAGCACCCACGAGATTAGAACTCAAAATGCTGTAGATGTAGATGATTTTGTGTTTTATAACTCTCCATTTAAAGAGATGATAGACGCTAGTCTGAAGCATAATGTGAGAGGCAAGAGAAGGAATGTATTCTTTACTTATGAAGCCTCTATTCAGCCCTCAGAATGGACAACGATGGTTAATGATGTAGTAAGTCACTTATCTAATTATGGCTACATACGGATCGAATTTGACGGTGGTACAGATCGCTTTGTACTAAGAGAAGGGTTTGAGCAGAAAGTAAAATATGCAAACCAAATGGGTCGGTTTATTCCAACTTTGGAATTAACGGGACAAGAAATGGGATCAGTGACAGTGATCTTTATGGATTATGGATTAATAACAGAAGCAGTAACCTCAACAGAAGATTATGGGCTTATAACTCAATTAGTAACCTCAACAGAAGATTATGGCACTCTCTAAGAAATTATCGAGCCTTACAATTAAACAAAACAATGCAACGCCAGCATGGACAGTGGCATTAGATACCCAGAATACGGAAATCATATTAACCCCTGTATTTTGGAATGGGACTGCTTTTGTTGAGTTATTGAATGCGAATTTAGATCATAACCTAAGAGGGTTACGATTAAAGGTTTCTTTAAAGTGGGATTACTCTACCCAATCATCTACGATTCGAACTTTTATTAATAATGTTATATCGGATTTAACAGGTAGTTCTAGTCCAGAGAACGAAGGGATAAGAGTGTATTTCACTGGATCGGATTACCAAGTAATGATTCCAGATACTACTACTTATAAGACTGTTTATAAGAACCAGATCGGATCATTTGTGCCTGAATTTAATTTCATTTCACAGCAACCATTAACATCAATACCTACCTATCTGGAGTCAGTATGAGTCAGGAGAAACTAAGACGTAGAGGAACAACGGCTGAACATACTGTATTTACAGGTGGTGAAGGTGAGATCACTATAGATACAACTAAAGATACGATAGTTGTCCATGATGGGGCTACGGCTGGGGGTTTTCCTTTACTTCGTGAGGATGGTATAAATAATGCTCAAGCTTCGGCTTTCAGAACGAATATGGGTATTCAGCCCTCCGTTACAAGTCTAGTATTTGGTGAGGTTGTGCTTCCAGCGAGTGACGGTACTCTTTCAGGTAGCTCAACTCTAACATATCTTAATGGGATTTTAAGTCTCGGTGGTCATTTAGA